TTTTGTCCTCTTCGGGCTTGCGGATCATGAAGTTGGTCTCCCAACCGGCGGCCCAGCCCGGAGGGTTCTCCCAATCAAGCTGCTCGACTGCGAGAACACGCCCGCTGACGCACATGCCAAGCACATAGTAACTCAAGTCCCACGTTTCGTTTCGGGAGTTATTCGGGTTTTCCCAACCTTTGTCGGTTCTGATCTCCACGCACAGCTCCGAAAACACGTAGTCCGCTGACCAGTCGCCGATATGATACATGCCTTTGCCCGGCTCCATTACGTCCAGTCGACCGTTCAGGGTGTCTTTCATCACGTTGGAGTTAATCATCAGTACCGGAACGTCGCCCCGGGCGATGGCTTTCTTATCCTTCTGGTTGGAGTCAGGAAGCGCTATACGCGTACGTGGGTTGTTTACCCTATGGTCGCCCTTGACTAAGCAGAAACGTTGGTTGTGGCCCTCGTTACGCAGCTTCCTGTAATACTCATACGCGTTACCTGTAACCCCTGCCTCCCCGCCGGAGTCACACCCGGTCATTTTGATAGGCATCATTCGGCCCGATCCATCGGCCAACGGGTACTCTTTGTCCATCACCAGTTCTTTGATTAGATCCCAGTCTTCCAGATACGCCGCCGGGTTGAGGATCAGCGGGTCGCCGTCAACGTCGAGGCGTTTGGACTTCGCGATGTTGAAGCGGTCGACGACAAACGTGTCAAACGGGTAGCCCGGGCCAATGCCCATGACCAACACCTCGAAGCGGTTTTTCTGCACGTCGACGGTCGCTACCAAGAAGTGCGCACCGTCCGGCACGGTCTGTTCCGGCCATGCCTCTGCGCGGGATTTCAGCAGCTCCGGCACGCGCATAGACTCGACTGATTTCGGGCGGTACGGCTCGCCCATGTCGTTGTTCCAGAATTTCTTCAAGGACTCTTCGGACAGGGTGCGCTCGTAGTCGTCGGACGCGTCCAGATAGTTGAGCACCAGTTTCTGCCATGTGATGAATGCCGCCGCTGTACCGCGCAGCCAGAAGGAGGCGAATGACGAGCGAGGCTTCTCACCGACGAGCTGGCCCACCTCGTTGATGCGGCAACCTTCCGGCACCCACATACCCCAGATATTCATTTCGTACTTATCAACCGGCGCGATCTCGCTGCCACAATGCGGGCAGGCCATCCGGGTAGTCTCGGACTTTTCGAGGTTCGATAGCGGCGCGCCATCTTTGCCCTTGGTGTCCCAGCGAAGCAGGTCAAACGTGCCTTCGAAATACTGATCGCAGTGCGGGCACGGCCAATGCCAGCGGCGACGGTCGCCACGGTTATACAGGCCGATGATCCCTTCGCATGGCGGGGCTTCGTGAGGGGAGCGCTTGATCCAGCTCGGGTCGATAATCGGGCGGGATGGCGATGACTCGGCGATGCACATGGCAAACGAGCCAAAGGTGGTCGTACGTTTCGAGGCGAGGTCGAAGGCATTACCGTCCCCGCCGATGTCGTCGTCGATACGGTCGTAGTCCGTGATGATGATGCGGCCAACCGGTCGCCCGGCCAGTTCGGTTACGGACGGGTAACTCAACGTCAGGATGATGCCGGTGATGTAGTGCTTGTCAAACTTGTTGTCGGCGTCGCGGTTCTTCATCAGCATTTTGCCGATTTCCGGGCTGTGCCGGTGAAGACGGTCTACACGTCGCATTGAGAAGTCGCGGGCGGCTGTGCTGGTGGGGCAAAAGATCATCGTGTCCATCGGGTCGACGCGGACAGAGTAGGCAATGCCGTTCAGGATCAGGGCATCCGTTTTACCTGTCTGCGCCGGGCCGACAAACGCCATCTTGTCGTACTCCCGGCTGTTAAGCATGTTCATCGGGTCGACCATGTACGGCGTCGTGATGTTCATCCACGGCCCGACATACGCGCCGGGCTGATTGACGTAGCGGTACTTGCTCGCAGCCTCGGCCACGGTCATTCGCATCGGCGGCTTTAGCTGCTCCGCCACTGAGCAAATGATTTGAGCGATGCTATCAAACTTCATCGTCGCCCACCTTGTCATCCTTCTTAAACTTGTCGATCAGCGCCACGGCCAAGTCGTTCAGCATTCCATCCACCGACGACTGCACCACGTTGCGCTGCGCTTCGGTCAGACCTGCTTGGCGGGCCAGCGTATCGGGGATAAGCAGCATGGACATGCGAAGCAGTTTTACCGCCTCGCCGAAATGCTCGACCACCTGCTCGGTCTCCCACAAATTACCGGCCTTGATGTCGAAGTCCTGCTTGGCGCGCTGCCCGGCCCAAAACTCTTTTGACAGCTCCTTGGGCAGATCCTTGAAATTCATGCGACGCAGGTAGGTCTCCACGTCATACAACGGCTTGATCAGGTACGGGGCCACCTCATGCACCGCGTAGATCGGATACCCGCCGCGCTCTCCGATTGGCGGGACATCCATGATTTTAGGGGTGACGTCACGACGCTCCATGCGAAACAGCTTCGCGATCTGCGTGATGTTGCACCCCTGAAAGATCATCGCCTCGGTATCAGCGTCCGGGGCGTTAGACCGGCGTTTGCCGGTCGCTACTTCTGGTCTAGTCGTCTTCGTCATCCCATATCACCGTTTTCTTAGATTTACGTCGCCGGGCCACGCGGCCCTTAATTCGTTCGAGTAGCGCAAAGAACTCTTCTTGCACATCGCGCTTTTCTATCAGCGCTTCGATTACCGTTTCGTCGACTGTTGGTACCACATTGCCGTTTGGCGTTACCAGTTCGGTCTTCATCTGGTAGACCGTCACCGGGAATAGCTGCCCTTGGCGGTGGAGTCGTCCGTTAAACTGCTGGAACCTTTCGAGCGACCACGGATTGTCGACGTATACAATGACGTGGCCCCCGCGCTGCAAGTTTAGTCCGTGCCCGGCAGACTGCGGGTGGGCGGCCAGCAGGCGGATCTTACCGGCGTTCCACTTCTTGATGCACTTGCCTTCATCGTCCATGACCACCAAGTCCTTGAACCTCTCTTGCAGGCGCGCGAGGGTGGGCTTGAAGTGGTAGGCGATCAGCACGTTCTTGCCTTCGAGCGTGGTTTCCAGCAGTTCTTCCAGTGCATCGAATTTCAGGTCATGCAGCCGGTACATGTCCTTCTGCTTAATAACCTTGTCGTCTTCCGTGATCCCGACGATTTTGGTGTCGTAGATGAACCCGGAGGACATCTGCAGCAGTTTGGATTGAAGGCTGGCCGCCTGCTCCGCCTCGATAGCAATCGGGTCATCCAGATACTCGTCGAAATCCGGCGGCAGCATTTCGATGACCGACTCTTCTTCCATCTGCCGGTACAGCTCCGAAGTCCGCTCGTCGAGCCTTACCGGGACGGGCACAAAATGTAATTCGTGCATGTCGAGGTAGTCTTCGGCTTTCATGACTAAACATATATCAGAAATCTTCCGGGTAATCTCTTTTTCCGCACCATCGCGCAGTTTCCACTTGAAGTTGTAGCGGTTCTGCGTGAAGTAGTTCTCCTGATACTTCGTGATGGCCGAGCCGAAGCGTTTGCCCTCGTCGATCAGGTAGATTTGCGAGAAGATGCCCATGTAGCCCTCTGCCGCCGGGGTGGCCGTCAGCTCGACAAAACGCTTCATGTACTTGCGCACCCGGCGCAGCAGTTTGAAGCGCTGCGACGTATGAGACTTGAACATGCTGGACTCGTCAAGGATCACCATGTCAAACGGCCATTTGGTCTTGAAGTGCTCCACCAGCCAAGCGATGTTGTCCACGCTGACCGTGTAGAAATGGCAGTCCGTATGGGCCGCTATGGTGCGCTCTTTGGCGTTACCGGCGATGACCGACATCTTGTAGAAGCACAGGTGGCCCCACTCTTCGAACTCCGTCGGCCAGCCCACCCGGGCAACGCGCTTCGGCCCGATAACCAGCACTTTGTTGATCTCGCCATCCACGATTAAATCCAGCGCAGCGGTGCCGGACATGACCGACTTGCCCAAGCCCAAGTCCACGAACAGGGCGCAGGCCGGGTTGTCCTTGATAAACTGGACGCCCGTTTCTTGGTAGCCGTGCATGTCGCCGCGTTCCAGTCGAACGTTGCGGCGCATGTACGCGAATGCCTTACTCAAAGGCGATAATGTAGTTCTTAAAGTCTGCAAAATTGCTCACCCATGTTACGTTTGCGCCCTTCTCCCGCATCTGCTTATGCCGGAGAGCCTGTTGCACCGTCGGTTCTTTTCCGGGTCGTTTGAATTCGATAAAAAGCACAACGCCGTCACGGATGAATAAGCGATCCGGGACGGCCTTTTTACCGGGGGCGGTGAATTTGGAAACCCACCACCCACGCCCCTGCGCGTATTCGCAGCAGGTTTTCTCGACCTTCGATTCTCTGATTATCGGCTCGGTCATCTTAATCCTTACGGTAAAAGTATCCTTCCCACCCGGCAGCGCCAAGTGGTAGGCCCGGTGCCCATGACAGCGGCGCGGCCATACAGGTGATCAGGTCGTCCACGGTCAGCTCACTATCCTTCGGCACTTCGGTTACGATTTCATCGTGGATGTGCATGACGATACGGAAGCCCATGCGGTGCGCCTTTTTCAGACCTTCGGCCAACACGTCGCGGGCCAACGCCTGCACGATGTTTTCCACCAGCTTACCGCCGTGGCTGTAGATCTTGCCCCACTTGTTCGCGCCGTCGACCTTGCCCTCGTACTGGAAGTTGGACTTGGTGTACTTCTGGCCTTTCTTCGGCCCTTTCTGCACGGTCATCTGGCGCTCGACGATGCGTGGGCGGAAGTAATACATCTTGCGGCCAGACGGCAGGCGGATTGTCAGGAACGGCTTGGTGTACTCAATGACCAGACAGCCCCACGTTACCGGCTGCTTGGAGCGGATGACTTTGAACACCGCGTTTTCAAGGTCGTACCACGACTGCACGATCTCCGGGCACAGCTCACGGAACGCCTGCACCGATGCTTCGGCTTCGGCTTGGGTCATATGCACGCCCATGTTCTCCGCATAGCCCCACAGGCCGGTTTTCTTGCCTTGCTCGTCCATGTGGCCGCCTCCGAGGCGATAACCGGCACCAAGGGTCGCAGGCTTCGCTTTTGAGCGGTGTGGTTTTGTCTCTTCGTACGGCAGGTTAAGCCAGTGAGCTGCGAATGAACGGTACAGGTCGTGTTTAGCGGCCAGCGTGTCCATGAACCATTTGCAGTTTGTCAGCCAGCCGATCACGACGGATTCGATGGATGACAGGTCGGCCACGATAAACTTGTGCTCCGGGGTCGGGATAAACGCGGAACGGATGCAGCCCACCAAGGCCGACATCGGCTCGCCGACGTACAGCGTCAGGGCATCAAGGTCGCGGTCGTGGATCATTTTGTTGACGATTGCCAAGTCCTCTTCGGCCTCGATCAGCTTCGGCGTACGTGGCAGGTTTTGCGTCTGGATGCGACGACCGGCCCAACGGTTAGTACGGCTCGCCCCGGCAAACTGCAGTGAGTAGCGGAAGCGCCCGTCAGTACCTGCAGCGGCCATCATCGTGCCGTATTTAGCCAGTGATGATTTTGCGCTGTTCAGGCGCATTTCCAGTACCTCGGCCACGACTGGTTCTAGGCCCAAGTCACCCGCTTCGCGGATCACTTTGTTGGCCGTATCGCTGCGTAGGTCGTTGAACGGGTAGCCGCGTTCTTGAAGCCAGCCCAAAAGCTGCGCCGGGGAGTTAGGGTTGGACAGGCCGGTAATGTCGCGCATTTCCTCCATGATAAGGGGCTTGCGTCGCTCTGCGAGGTCGATGGCCGCCTGCGCGAAGTCGATGTCAATCATTACGCCGGTATCGTTGATGTACTGATCCAGTGCGTACATGTCCCATTCGGACTCCATCACCGGGTATTTCTGTAGGCGGTGTTTAATCGCCAGCTCGGTCGTGACGTCCTGCTTGTTGTACGAACAGAATTCCCACCAGTCGTCCGGGTCAGTCGACTCGTTGCGCCATTCGAAAGGGTTGGCCTTGGTCACGCGTTGCGGCTTGCTGAACATGTCGATCAGGCGCTTGCCTTCGGTGTTTTTCAGCAGGTGGTCAGGCAGGCCGATGGTCTTGCCGATGGAGAGAAGATCGCCGGAGAACCCCAGCATGTAGGCCAGCGCCATCGTACAGCGCCATGAGTTGTAGTCAGTCTTTATTTTGAGAACCCGGCGCGTCATCACCCGCTCGAATTGTGCGTTGAAGGCCCACTTGTAGACTTTTGGGTCTTCCAGTGCATCGCGTAGTTCGCCCGGCAATTTAGCCCCGCGATGTAGGTCAGCGTGTTGCACCTTGCTGTCGTTAATCGACCATGCGGCCATCAGGATTTTAGTTGACGGGTCGGAGCTGTACCGGTCGAAGCCTTGCGTCTTCAAGTTAATCCGGCTGCGGCTTTCATAGTCTAGGTTAATGTGGTCGGTCACGTTGATCCCCTAAAAGAAAAGCCCGCTTTATGGGCGGGCTTGGGTTACTGTTGCCCGGAGGCTTTCGGTTAAACTTCGTCTTCGTCTTCCCACTCTTCGTCGTCATCCCACGCGTCGGACGTGTCTACACGACCTTCACCGAATGGTTCGTCGTCTTTGCGTTTCAGGACGGAGATCAGGTTGGCGTTAACGCGCTTACCAAACTTGTTTTCCTGCGACCAAGGGCGGATCACAGCGGAAACCCAGCAACCGCCATAAATCTCTTCGGCGATCTCGTTCGGGCTGTCCAGTTCCTCGCGTTCGATGTTCAGAACGTCCGGGCGCTTGTTCTCACGCGCTGAAATCACCCACATACCTTCGCACTCAGGCTTATCTGGGAAGTCAGTATCGCCGTCTTTGATGAACAACATGGAAGGGGCGACTTTCAGCGGCCCGGTCTTGTGGTTCTTCTTGGTGACTTCGATCTGCTCACGGATAATCTTCTCGATTTCGCCGTGGGTCTTTTTAGGCAGCAGCAGGGTGATCGAGTATTTAGGCTCGCCACCATCCTCGCCGCCGTATGGCTTGTCGAGGTGCGGATAAGAACAACGGGCGTTAGAAATCTTGATGTGCCCAGACTTGTACAGCACGCCATTCTTAACTTTCTTCTGGGGGATTAACTTCTCAGCCATGATTACTTCCTCTCGTTTTACGGGTTTACACGGATTATCGGTTTACGATCTACACTTCGTCGTCATCGTCTTCATCGTCATACGCGCCGTGGTACTTGCCGTCGAGTGGAAGCCGCTTATCTGTCAGCGGAACCAACGTTGGTTTTCCGTCAGGTTTATAGACATGTTGGTCGATAATGACCGGAGCGCCAGCCCTTGACAGCCCCAATTTCTCCCGAAGAACATCTTCCATCTGCGCGGGAGACCGCATTTCTGATTTGATGTAGTCCGACTCTTCCAGCCCAAGGAATTCGAAGAGGTCAATTACATCCTTCTCGTCCTTAAACTTGCGGAACGTCCGCGACTCCACCAACTTCT